TCAAGCTGCTTGGGAATGAAGGACAAGAACTGGGTTGCCGCTACCGATCCGGACTTGCTAACACGGGCAAACTTGGGCGGCTTGCCAAGCTGGCCGAATAGGTGGTTGACTTCCTCTGCAGCCCGCGATGCCTCCACCAAGATTCTATTCTCAAGACCAGCATTCTGAACCTCGCGCCACGTGGACAGCCCGAGCCTCTTCATGTAGTCTTCCTTGGCGGAATTGAACGTCACCGACCGGATGAAGTTTTCGGACGCGGCTATTGACGGCCCGCCGGCATGCACGCTGGCGGCCTGCTGGGAAATAGACTTCCACGACGGGGCCTCAAAGATCTGATTCCACTGGTCACCGATGCCGGCGGCTCGGGCCAGCGCCTGCCCTTCGGGCGTGGCCCACGTGAAGAGTGATTTCAGCGTACGGAACACTCCAAAGCGCGGGGCATTGGTAGCGATGCCGGTAGCCACGGCCATAGGAAAGTACCGGGCGTTGCCAGTAAGGGCGCCAGAATACGCAAGAGAAGTCATGGCCATTACCGTGCGCCCGGCATCGCCCGGGTCATACACTGGAATGGGTTTATCGCCCATGACTTGCTTCCACGCGCCGGTAAACTCAGGAGACTTCCGCAGCGAAATGTTGATGTCGCGCATCATGCTGTCGGCGCTGTTGCCCAGCATGGACGGGGTGCCCTTGAAGTTGTTGATCAAGTCATTGGTGTAGTTCATGAACCAAGCATCGGCCGGATTCTCTTTGACGAACTTCTTGGCCGCGAACTGCATATCCTTGAGCATGGGCTCGATGTGCAACTTGCGGGAAGCTGCCCGGCTGTAGATGTCCAGCGCCAGCAGCGGATCCCGTTCGTACGCGCCCTTGCCCGTACGGTCCAGCAAATGCGCAGCAAACGTCTTGGCCCGGGGAGACGCGCCAATTAGATCCAAAGGTATGGATCCGTTGGCCAATTGCTCGGCCGACAGCACATGATTGATGTACCCAGTGATGTACCGCTCGGAAGGCGAGATGCCCTGCTTGTCGGCCATGTAATCGAACATGCCACGGATACGGCGCATGGACATGCGCATGTCGTCATCGGCGGCCAAGTGGAGGGCCGTGAACGCCTCCGAACGTGGATCAGCATCTAGCAAATCGAATAGCTGCTCGCCGCGCTCTTTGCTAACCATCTTGCCGGCACTGCCGGCCTTATTCTTAACGCCAGCACGCACAAGTTCTTGGTCAAAGAACTCGGCCATACGTTTCATTTCGAATTCAGCCGCGTACGTACCATTGCGTATGCGGGCAAACATCTCTGGGTGCATGGACTTCATCACACGCATGGGTTCGCGGAACTGATACAGCAAAGAACGTAGCATGGCCGGCGGACGCAGGCTCAAGGATTCTGGATACAGGCCGGGCGTGAACACGTCTCCCAGCTTTTCTCCGATGGTCTGCTGCCACGACGCGCGTTCCACGTCCGTGTGCATGGTCCGGTGCGGGAGCCACTTGTCTTCGAATTTGTACTTCGTGGTCTTGTGCTCGAGAAGTTCCATTCCTTCGGAGTCTGTCAATGGGCGCGTCTTGTCAAGCTCGTCGAGTTCGACAATGCGCTTCACGCGTGCTTTTTCCAAGCGCGTAGCTGCCTGCCGGTTGGCCTTGGTCAACTGCGGCACGTCCAGCAGGCCATCGGCCGTCAGGTTGTGCGGCCTAAGCCCGTACCCAGACATGTACGCCGGGATGGACATCTCGCGCACGGCCACATCGTCAATGTCGGCGCCGGCTGCCAGCAACCTGAACGCCTCGCCGCTCTGTTCCGCGTCATCCGGACCCATCAGGATCCGCTGCTGGAGGCCGGCAGCGTCGTACGCCGGATCCTCAAGGTCGATGATAGGATGGGTCGATTCACCAGACAGGGCTGCCCGACGCTCGGCATTGATGACAGCGTTGATGTCCTCGGCCGGAGTGCCGGCTGCGGACAGGTTCAGGGGGATGTCCTTCGGCTTCATGGCCGCAAGCTGCTGGTACCGAGCATCCAGTTCCGCAACCTCGGAGGCCGGCGATCCGTCCCGCATCTTGGTCCGGATGGTGTCCTGAATGTTGGCGAGGATGGCCTTTTGCCTCTGTTCGCCCGACGCAAACGCCCCCTCGCTGGTGGACACAACGGTGCCTGTGTAGACCTTGTCCTTGACTGCTTCCGCGGCCTCGCGCGGAACTACATGCAGCAGAACAGCTTCCGAGGCGCCGGGATCCTTGGCCGCCTCTAGAAGAGCCATGGACTTAGCAAGCTGTTTTCGGGCCTGTAGCAGCCGCACCCCGTCGTTGGCCCTCTTGGTGGTCTGGTACGTGCGCTCGGCCTTGGCGACCCATTTTGTGCCATCCTCTACGGCCCGTAGCACATCCTCGAAGCCCTTTGTGCGGACGGCGATGGCCCCGGTCACCCGGGCCACGGAACTGGCTGGCATGGATCTGCGCAGTAGGTTGACCACTCCCGGCGCCATCGGCACTGTCGCCAGCATGGGATCGTTGGCGATCTCCATAGTTGCAAAAATTGAAGCAGCGCCTGCCATAGCTGCGGTGCCCGCGGGTCCATGGGAAGACCAGTTGCGATAGATGTCGGCACCGGTGTCCGCGATGCCGGCTTCGGCTGCAGTCCGTTCTGGAGTGCCCTTGTCCGGCAACGACTTAGCGCCCATGGCGCCCGGCAGGACGTCGATACCGTATCCTGACTGTCCGGCTTCGAACACATCCCTGAACTCCAACAAATCTTCTCCGGCTTCCTCGGCCAATCGCAAAGACAAATCCCGCGCCACTTCCGTGGTGGCGTCGCTGGACAACGGATGAAACGGCGTGCCGAGGCCCACGAGCCGCAGGCGCATGAGGTCGAGCCCGACAAGGGCCTGCCACTTCTTCTTCTGCTGGCCGGCGCTGTCTGGGATGGTGACTTCTGGGAACAGGCGCTGGGCAAATTCCGCGGGATGCTCGCCGCGCAGAGCCCCGTACCACGCCTGCTGCAGCCCCAGCACAATCGGGGTCACGGTGTTCGTTGCGATAGTAAAGTCCGCCAGCATATCACGTTCCCGAAGTGCGCGCTCACCTTCGGCAATGGCGGAATAGTCCACCAGTTCCCGGCGAAGCTGGTCGCCTTTGTCGTACCGGACGTGGATGTCCGGAGTCTTGTTCTTGAGGAAGGCCGCGATCTGCTGGCGTGCTGTGGGGCGGCCCTCAACGGTTTCTTGGTCCTCGAAGTAGTTGGTCTGCGCCTCAAGGGGGGCCCGGTCGGCCAGCAACTTGGGCGTGCCAACAGACGAAGCCGGAGCCGCTGCCGTAAGAACTTCGTCGGTGGCTTGGTCCGTGCCATACACTGCCAGTTTCGCAGCGCTAGAATCAAACCCCACGCGCAGCAACGCCTGCTCCTTAGAGCGGAGACGATCAAGCTGTTCGGGATTGGTCGGCATGTGTATTGCTCCTATCGAGCCAGTCCAGCAGTAACCTTTTTGCGGAATGCAGTGCGCAGAATGTCAATGTCGAAGTCGGGAGCTGTGGGGTCGCCACTGACTTCGCCCACGGTTTCGCTGAAGATTTGCAGCGCCCGGGCCGATACCTCAGCAGGGGAGGCGTCGGGGTACGTAGTGCGGTACACCTCTTCGATTTCGGAATAGATGGTGCCAACTCGCGAGGCGTGCTGACTGGCAAGTTCGCCGTTAAGAACACTGACCTGCGCCCTTACCATACCAGCGCGAACTTCTGCCGCGTGTTCTGGAGTTCCGAATAGCTTTTCGGCGGCACCGGGACTCATGGCACGAAGCGCGTTCTCGGTATTCGAGACATTGATCATGACGTCCTTGATCATCGACCCGTCTACGTACGTGGGGGCGCCTTCGAGCGTCTTGAATCTGCCGGTAAGCACCGTGGCCCCAGCCGGATCATCAGCAAAGATGGTGGCGATCTGTTGATCTTTGGGAAGACGTGCCAGTTCAGGATTCTGCTTGATGGCGTCCTGCCACTTCTGCAAGTACCCAATGGCCACGTCATCCATGGTAACTTCGCCGGCAGTCTTGGCCGCGGGCCGCAACTTACGAAGCACTTCCGGGTCAGTAAGGGGCTTGCCATTCTGTTCCGCGAACACCCACGCCGACAGCACAGATCCTGTGTCCGTCGTAGAATTGTCCGCCAAGTTCAGCCACATAGAAGTGTCGTCCATAGTCGACATTACGGCAATGTCGTCCGGCGACAAGTTAAGTTCTAGCGTCGTGGATAGCTGCTGGCCAGCCTGCAGTGCCATTTCTGGAGTAGTAGCTGTTTTGAGTTTGTCCGCCCAGAAATTGATGCGGGCATCCTGCTGGGCAGTACGGCGGCGTTCACCAACAATTGATGCTGGCGATAGCGCGATGGGAACCCCGGTGGTGGCCATACCCAGAATTACTGGGTCGATGGCATCCTTACCAGCCGCATCCATAAATAGCCCGGGTTGCGCGGTCAGTAATGTGGTAATAGTCTGGCGCCGCTTATCGACTATGTCCTGCATGTCGCCAATGGCCTTGACGTGCTTTGCCTCGGCCTCGGTGTTCTGCTTCGCGGTACTTTCGCCTACTCCCTCAACAGTTCCGGCCAACACACCGGCTGCTGCGCCTAGCCCACCTTCCTTGCCCCCCGCTGCAGCGGCGAGTCCGGCCAGCACCAGCATAGGAATGTTGCGCGCCGAAAGCAAGTTATCCATGGTGGATTTCTTTGCAGGCGGGGTTGCGCGCATTTCCGCCAATTTCTTGTCTAGACCTGTCGTACCTTCCAGAAGCGCGGCCAGCTTATCCGGGCCCAAAGACGACTCGACGCCGGCACCCGCGGTGCTAGGAGAGGTCACGCCAAGATTGGAGAGACGGGGATTGTCTGCCATTGTTACCTTTCCTATGCTGCGGGTGCGGGTTTGGGTACGGGCGCAAATTTCTTCGCAAGATCTGAAATTTCTTTGAAGTAGTCAAAAGCACCGGGGCTAGTTTCAGTTCGTGAGGTAGTGGTGCCCTGCGCCAGCCGCTCCTGCAGACTCTGCTGCATTACGGGGTTGGCTGCGCCGAGCAATTTCTGGAGCAGCAACTGGTTGGCCGACAACTGCACACCGGCCCGCTGGAACGGAAGACTCGTCATCTGTTCGGCGGCTTGGCCCTGCTGCTGGAGATTGATGTTGTTCAGCGCATCCTGATTGGACTTGCCCATCAGGGCGGTGGTGACCGCCTCAATGCTGCCGCCCTCCATGCCCTTTGACAAAAGCTGCTCCTCCACGAGCCGCTTCTGCGAAGCGAAGTTGTTCTCCGCGTTCTTGCGCGCGATTTCCGCGGCGGCGTTCTGGGCAGTTTCTATGAACTGCCGGTCGGAATCCGACGCAGAAATATTGCCGGAAGCCATAGAAGACAGATCGCCAAACTGTCCGCTGGTACTACTTGCCAGTGTGGACAGAAGGCCACGAAGTTGGGTCTCGTCTGCCGCGGCGCCGGGAATAGATCCGGTAGTGGTAGTTGTGCTAGAACCTTTGCCCATGTTAGTCTCCCTGCCAGTACAATAGGGCGTAACCGGCGTCGAGTTTGGCGCGGAAAGCCAGTCCTAGACGTATGGCGCGAAAGTTGGAGGACTGTATGGCGGCGCGCATATACCGCACTCCGTGCTCGGCAAGCCATTTCTGCGTGAACCCAAGCAGTGGTACGCCCAGAAAGTTCTGGTACTTTGGACTGACAGCCAAGAAGTCGAGGTACGCATTGGGCGGTTCGACCATCAACCACACGCACCCAACAACAAGATCCGGGGCGTCGTCAGGGCAAGCTACGATCCATCTGCCGCCCATGGCGCCGGGATCCACGTCATGGTAGTAGACTGTGGAGGCCACGCATTCTTTGATGCCGGAAGAGTCTGTGTAGGTGGCTTCGCGGATTATCATGTTACGGCCGTCTGTTCTTCGTATCCACCGATACGAGTAATTTCCAGATAATGAACAGTCATACTGTCGCTATCCTTCATGTCACCCTCGGACGTAACGTAGAATCGCATATCTACGGCGGTGTTGATGACTACTGCTCTCTGCGAGTTGACCTCTACTAGCGAATAGGCCGCGGTGGCAGAAGTTACTACCATAGTAGCATCTAACATGTCAGTCAAGGCATCCTGCTCTGTATCCCAAGCGTGCTGTGCAATTACACTAGCTGTTCCACCTGCCGGCAGCACCACTAGATTCATATTCCAAGAATAATCCGCGTCACCATTATACGTGTACGCACTATGGAAATGCAAGACATCCCCAACTCGCAATGTATTGGCTGGGATAGTAATAAATCCACCGGCTACACTTAGGCCCGCTCCTACGGTAACAGCCGTTCTATTAACAAATCCGACGAATGGGAGAGCGCCCACTGTGTCCCCATTGGCCCACTGACGCGTTGTGGCCGAATGTAGGAGAGGAACTGCCGAACCCTGCGTTCGGTTGTCGTGGATCGTGCAACTAACCGAATCGTGCGCGTCAATGCCATTGGCTGTTGCAGTGCGCACGTCGTTGCCAGATACTTCCAGCATGACGGACTCAGTCAGGTCGATGCCGTCCCCGCCGGCCGAGTACAGGAGGTTTCCGCGCACAGTTCCGTAGTCGCAGCATACGCTCAAACCGTCGTGGGCTGCGGACACGGCGCTATTGTCGCAGACAGACGCCCGAAGAATCCCGCCCGCAATAGACCCCACGTATATGGCGGGCGAGGCGCCTGTCATAGAATCCACGGTGTTGTGACTGACGTCAATATCCGCCCAGTTCGCGGAAGTTGCCGTGGCGTTGCCTTCCACAAATATGGCGGGATTAATGCCAGACGAGATATTGTTGTTCGAGATCTTGACGCGTTTGATCAGGCAATTGGTAGCATTGGCTTTCAGATAGATGGCTGATAGAGTGTTATCTACGAATGTGTTGCCATGAATCGTAATATCAGACACATCATTCGATAGTATGTGGTAACTGGATCCTCCAGAAAACACACAGTTAGACACCGATACACGGGAACATCCATTACCCGCTGCTACGCCGTAGGTCAAGTCTAGTGCAGGACCAGAGAAGTTCTGGAAAGTTACCCCATGGATGACGGCATTGTGAACATATCTAAGTTGAAGTCCCGTGTTGCCAGTACCTGCGCTAGCATTTCCGTCTAGCGTAAGATTGGCCATCAGGAATCCTGTATGCGCAGTAGCCCCACTGGACCGCAATATGAAAGTGCTAGTAGGGGCTTCGCCGGCCAATCGTAGTACCGAAGAAGGTCCAGCGCCTACAATCGCTACGCCATTGCCGGTGAATGTAACACCGGCCCCTGTTACCGTTGTATTGGGCGGAATAAACACACATCCACCGGCACCAGCCGCCGCTACAGCTTCCTCAAATGGATAATTAGCCGCATTGATGACATTCATGATCTTGTGCCCACCAGTAATATCATAAATGTCCATCCGCAAATCGCCCTCGGCAGTAAGCGGCCACTGAATGTCGCCGGAATCGAACCCTCCCGAGAACTTGGCGTTGAGCGCGGCAACTAGCGCGTTCAGCTTCTCCGCCGTAACAATCTCGAGATCTGCAAACGTAGGCAGAGTTACGATCGCCATGTGCTACTCGCCTTCCTGCTCCAGCCCATTGGGGATAAATTCGACTTCGTAACCTTGCAGTACAAAGTCCTCTCCGTCATTGTCATCGTCGGTTTCGACAGTAAACTTGAAGTAGCGCCCACGCGCATCCAGCGTGATGTCAAGCACACCGATTAATTGATCGGTATGAATGAGACCATCGACCGAATCCCCAAGTCTGAACGTGTCACTTAGCGCTGGAAACTTGAACGCATTTTGTGAAACCGTGATAGACTGCGCCTTATCATCGTCCGCGCTCCACCGCACGGTGATATTCCATTCACCTCGCGGCATTATGTATAGGCGTAGAGTTTTCCACGTCTTGATGAGTTTGGTGATAGCAGGGTCCAAGCTGCGCCCACTAAGGCTAGGAGATTCGAAAATAGTCGTGTATCTGGTATCTCCATAGTCCATTTTGTAGCTAAGATCCGTGATGCCTACGCGCCCGTCAGAACTCCCGTGGAGCATGGTACTGGTGACGGGATCCGCGATTTCCACACAGGCCAGTGCTGTCGTATCCGTTACCCAAGGTCCATGCCACGTTTGCAGCCCGATGTTGCAGCAATAGATGGCGGATAGATCATTTTGGCCTAGCACTGGAACTACCAAATATACCAGTCCAAGTACAGGATTGTACGCGATGATTGCTTTGTCAATCTGGCTCTGGTCCAAACGGTTGGGGATGTTCGGATCCGCACTCCACAAGTTGCCGATGGGCGCGCTGGGAAGAACTGTCAGAAGATCCCCGTAATTCTGCGTAGTTTGGACATTGGCTACGCCGGTACGGCCCAGTGTCCACAAATCATTTCCTACGCGTGTAATGGACATGGGCCCGGCGCCGTTCTGGGATCTGGATACAGAACTTCGCGTGTATGTTTCTGGGCCCACGCCGCTGATGACCCACAATCCGCGAGTTGTCGTTACGAAACAGAAATTTGCGAAGTCTCCGTGTAGACCAGTAACTTCGTCTCCACGAGAGCCCGGAATTTCGTGGTAGCCCGCTTCCGTCACTTCGTCGAATGTCTCATCAGGATCTACGTCTGGAGCAAACCATGTATTGGCTTCGCGGCTGGCGGTAAAGTACACGCGCCGCGGATGGTTCCTGTCGCCGGCAGCGAATAGTCGTGTTCCATGTTCAGTACCAAAACGTACTGGAGGAGCATCCTCCAGAATTTCCATCTCATCTTCGCCGTTCCACAGGCGCACCATGTCGGTGTCAAAGATGATCATATCCTGCCGATACGACGCGAACTGGGCCTGTCCTCCGGTCAGCGCCAAGATGGGCGACCAGACCAACCTAAGTCCAATATCCGCGTAGATGTATCTGGGCGTAGCTACCAATAGGATGCGTTTGGCACTACCTGCAGTAGATGTAGTCTTGAAGTCAGTTACCGCATCAATGCGTTCTCCTACGAATGGATCCTCAACTGAGTCCTTAAACATCAAGTCTGTAAGTTTGCATGTCCACGTTCCGGCATCATTGGACCATGCTAGCACAAGATGTTCGTGCGAGGATCCGGAAATGACCCCCGTCCATTCCTCTACGAACGAAGATGCGGTTGTACTTACCAGCACTTCGTCCACATAAACTTCGCAATTGGCGGTAGCATCAAACCGAATTTCAATGGAGTGATACTGCCCATCCCCGATGGGGCTGGTAGCAATACGAACCCAACTCCCAGTATTGCGGCAGTACACGCCATCATAGAAAAGACGAAAAGACCGCATGATTTCGGAATAGTCTGATCTGGCAAAGATAGATAGGGTGCCACCGTCGTTAGTACCACCCGCCGTGGTGTCGCTGGTATCCCCATCCCCTCGCGGCAAGTTCAACGCGCGTATTACTAGGCGCAGAGAAAAGTCATGAGACGTTGGTTCGAGTTCGCCCCCAGATATGCTGCGCCCAAAGAACAAGTACGTATTGTCGTTTGTGTCCTCGACGGCAACGGTCAGTTCGCCTTGCTTGACTTGGTGGGTAAAGGTGGCGGGATCGCCATTGGTGACACCCCATACGGCCGTGGACGAAAATGGTTCATAGAAATTGAAGTACTCGCCAGACGCATTGGCGCGTGGCTGCTTAATGGTCTGTCCCCATTGGCGGATTCCCGGGCGCTTGGAAAGCAATCCGTCGAGACCAGACGACATATTTTCTGCCCGCCACAACTGATCCTCGCCAATGGTTCCCTGCTTGCCGGCCGTGGCCAGTCCTGACCGCAGGGGCATGTTGTTGATGACTAGGCGTTTGGGGGGCATGGTACTCCTGTTAGGTCAGTCCGTAGACGTCAATGCGGTCGAAGTAGGATCCGTAGTCCAGCCGCGGGCTCGCAGCGCCCCAGCGACGATGCTGGGCAATCCGATGGGAGCCAGAGGGCCGTATCTGGAATGGGTCTTCCGTCATGGGGGACAAGGCCCTGACCGCCGATGTCTCGCGCATGTAGTCCCGCAATACCACTTCGAGTTTGGAGTCGTCCTGATAGTCCCTGTTGGCCAGATACAGTAGGGCTTCTAGGATCACGCCCTCATGCGACGCGGGAAAGAGAATGCGGTCAGCATCGGTTTCGATTTCAGGATGCACGATCTGGTACGTAAATTGCAGGATCTGCTGTTCGAGCGGGAATGGATCGAGGTGCAAAATCTGGTAGACCTGCCCGGCATCCACTCCGTAGACCGTAAATATCTCCGGAGCATGGGTCAGTAGAGTACCACCACGACTGCGCCGAACCGTGGAAAACGCGTCTGGACCTACGGGTTGAATGCCGTAAGGAGCCAGAAACTGATCCCATTTGCCGTTAGGACGGCAGTAATCCGCGGGCAGAAAGTACTGATCCTGTGCGATGGTGTAGGTCTGGTACTCTGACGGCCCAGCCACAAGAACAGTAGTGGCCCCTATCCACGGACGATTAAGATCAAAACACTGTGGGTTGGCCACGGACTTAATACGGTACACAGTGGATTCGTCGCCAATTTGGATGGCTCGCCCAATGTAACTCTCATCTAGGCGCAGTACCGCCGGAGTGGACGTATCAGTAGGGGTACCCGAAATAACAATTACCGTAGCACTGCCATTGACCAGATAGAACGGAGCAGTTCCCTCTGCCGCAGCCAGCGTCATTAGGGTACCCTCTGCGCGCATCAAGGGCCAGTCGTCGGCAGACTGCAATGATTTGAGCACTCGGTTCAGCATCCGTAATAGCTTGCGAGTTTCTGGGCGAAGAACGGAATCTTCCAATGTGGGAGTTTGTCGCCACCCCAGTCGATCTTCGGCCTCATTGATGAGTTTAAGCCCCGTAATCATTACGCATCCCTTGCCGCGGCCAACTTGATGGATAGTGTAGTAGTAGAATGGGTATTGCCGAAATTCCACGTCATGCGCAGGCCAAAAGGCAAAGACAGTGGAATACGCCCACCTACCGCCGGATTTACATTGGCTTCTATTGCGTATCCGACGATTGTAGAACTAGCGGGCAATGTTTTTGACGTTCCAGAAGTGGACTCGTCCAATCCACGCAGAGAAAGCGCTTCTCCTACAATTGTTTTGGCCGCGTCAAGGTACGGGTATAGAGCGATGGTCGCGCTTGTAGACCCGTCAGGATCTGTAATGGACACCAATAGAGTCAGAAAATAGCAACCCAAAGGCAGGTCAATGTCGTAGTTCGCAGCCTCACTTTCCACCCATGTAGACATTACTGGGATCACCAGTGTCTCGCTGCGTTGAACCACATAGTCACGTCTATTTGAGGACACGAGTGCCTCCTGGGTTTAATCCTGTAGGTTTGCCCTCAAGATCCATCTTGGTAATGCGGGTGAAGTGGCGTTGTATGTAGATGCCGTTTAGTTGCCCATCCACTACCAGAACGTACACCCCGGGGATAGCAGTCGAACGGTATTCCCGTGGCACTGGCTCGTTCACAAACCCGTATGTAATTGCGCCAGAACTTCTGGTGTCATCGGTGGCAACATCAATTTTGAAATACAAGGTTCTTGCATCCGCTGCAAATACCCGCACCTTGTCTTGGGAATCTGGGATGGATATCGCCTGCATTACCGTCTCCGCGTGACTAAGAATCCGTTGTAATTGCCAGATCCCAAGAATCGCACACGCAATCCATACGGAATTACAAAAGGAGTATAGTTACTACCACGGGGAGTTACCAGTACGTTCTGCCCGGTGGCAGCTTGCACAGTAAGAAAGGAAGTAGCCGCCAGACCGGAAGAAGTCTGCAACATGTACATCGTATCTACGGCTGTTTGTTCCGGATTTGTGTACAGATCCACCTTCATAGGTTGAGCGGTACTAGTGGGCGACTTAATCACGTGTAGATCATACGCTCCGGGGGTCAGATCAAACTTAGCAATCGTGCCAGCCGCAATTGCGTACGGGATAATCTGTACTTCCCCACGCGCCATACTACCCTCGGGAACAGCCATGTTCACTCCCCATCAGAAAGATGTCCACTGTACCGGTGCCGTCGGATGCCTCGTTACTGGTGATGGCTACTCGTAGCCCGTATGGTGTGACAACCGGAGCATCGGCAAACGTAGCCACAGTATTTTCGGAAGTCACGGGCACCGTAAGCGTAGTAGCCGCTACGTCTGGCAACCGCAATCTTAGTTGCGAGAATACTGTGCGTTCGGGATTTAGGTATACACACACTGAAGCTGTTGGCAAACCATCATCCAAGTCGGCACCGACAACTGCCAGACTTCCGTATAGTAGTCCTGAATTGTTGACGCTATTGGCGGAATCCACCAGCAACGACACGTTGTCCAGTACACGAATTCCGGTGTTCAAACCAAATACCGTCATGGGATCTCCTGAATACGTAGTTCCGGGGTACTCGACTTGAAACTCTATTTCTCGAAGAACAAATGTGGAGTTGGCCATTACGTGCCACCACCATCCCCGTATGGGGGCTCGAGTGGATCAGGAGGTGTATCACTTACAAAGTGCATAATACGAACATGGTAGTGAGATAAGTCATCTTCTCCCACTATGGAAGTGATATCGAATCTTCTCCAACTGCCGGTGGGCCACGAAGAGTAATACGCCATTCTCTCATTTATGAGAGTGATCCAATACGAATCAACTACTCTTTTTATTTGGAATGCTATTGATATGTACGGGGTCGCGTCTGACAGCCCCGCCGTCAGCCATTCACCCATTACCGCCAAGTACACAGATCTTCGCTGAGTTGGGGATACAGTACCATCTCCAAAGGACTGGAAACGAACAGTGGCGGTGTTGGGTTTGGCGGCATAACCTAAAGTACAAATCGTTGCAACATTATCATCATAGGCGTTGGTGGTGAACTTAACTACTGCGGCGTCCACAGCGGCCGAAGTAGGATTGACACCTTCAGTTGGCATCAGTCCGTCACCGCCATGATTATCGTTGCCGTGTTAGTGGTGCTGTTATTTCGCAAACAGATACCAGTAACACAAGACATAGACAGCGCTGCCAACGAAGTAACTGGCCAATATGGAGAAGCGGCTTGTCCCACTTCGGTAAGAAAATTGCCATTGATTGCCATGTCAATGGGACTGTCTGTTTTCAGCATTACAAATTCCGCAGTCTGTATGCCACCCAAGGTGATTATCTGAGTTGTGTTTGTAGCCAGTTCCACCACACGATGTGTGAACTCGCGCCAGCGTTTACGTTCGGAATATGAACGCTGGTCGTGATGAATAACCCGGTTGCGCTTGGTTTGGATTGATAGTGTCTCTACCACTTTGAGATCTGGCTCAAACCACGGCAATACATCCAGAAATACGGGGTCTTCGATCACGTCGTCTGGCGGCGGATCCGGCGGCACAACTACAGACGTGACAGTTATGGTGACCGTGGTAACTCGTGAGAACAGTTCGCTGTCGTATGCCCGATACGTAAACGTGTAGACGCCATCGTCGGCCGGCGCCAAGTACGTGAACGACCCGTCAGACCCAAGTCCTCCAACCAACGTCCCGGCCGTTGGCCCCGAGTACCATACGGCTGTCATCGGAACCTGAACTTCACCCACGGTCGGATACCCGTCAGGATCCGAGTCATTGGTCAGAACATTGCCGGACACAGTTTCGTTAGCGAGACAGGCGTACGCGTCGTCTACTGTAATGGGTGCTTCATCGAATGTTTCCGCGGTTGCACCGGGAATGCTGGCATCCAACCCATCAGTACGATACAGGTACCGCGGGCGCAGATCCCCGGGAATGGTGATGGTATACCCACCATCAGCCAAAGGTTCCGCCCACACCCTAGGAGTGCCGGGGATATGAAACAGATCGCTGTGGTCTGTGACGCCGGAATGGAGGACATGATCTGTGGCGTATGTGTCGGCGTCATCCGGAGCGTCAACGCGGTCAGGATCTACAATTCCACTATACCAACCAGACGTGGGTATCCGAGCCGTACCTTCATATTTGAAGATATTGTACCCTATAGTCGGATTGGTTATTAGTTGCGCAAAAAAACCCATGCCTCTAAATGTGGAAGAAGTATTGGGATTGGCGCCAACTCCATAAAACGCAAATATGTTAGAATGCAATAGTACATTAGTAGCCCATAATGTACTTGCATTAAACGAAGATTGCAACTGCACAAACGCAGTTTGGTATGGAAAAGCTACTGTTCCTGAACATACCCACGTATTATGGTGTACGCTGGATGTCGACCCCACGGAACCAATGCGATCATCCAGAAGTATCTTTCTAGAAGTGGAACTGGTGTACCCCACCGTATCATAAAAGAAACAATTCTTTACTTCGAAATTGGCGGGAGAACCGTTGTAGTCGTCATGTGGTTGGATGCTTATGACTGACAAGCCAACATTGCGGATGTAACAATATTCCACAGATCCAATATTTGTAATACCCGCTATGGAATTGGACATGTGGTAATGTAAAAGATTCCTACTACTCAATGTGGCAGTCGGTACCCCCGCATCTACCTCGCACCAACGGATCTTAATCGGTCCCCAAGTAGTACTACTAAGAGAGGTGTCTATCCATACGTAAGTCTGTGACACTGCAGCATTGCCCCGAGCGGCCGATGAATCGAATCTGAAACCTTGCACAATGGTATACGAATACGCCGCATTGATCTTTATGAAGAATGCTGCCGTGTTTCCAGATTTGAGAGTAGTTAATGCGGGAGTACCCGTAGGAGTGGTTCCTTGGATTTTGAATCCAAAATTTTCCCAACTGGAACCACCAGTTACAGACACCAAATACGGCGCATTCGCGGCCACGGGTTCTAGCGCGTATTCCCCATCATTGACGATATTGAGTATATCCCCAGCACTCGCCAGCAATTTCAGACCTTCATTGCAGGTCTTCTTAGCCAACACATACGATAGCCCGGTATGCCCAACATCATCTACGCCCTGAAGATCGCTAACCCAATATGTCGCCACACTTACTCCTTGGGCGCCGCATTCCGGATGCTAAAGCCCGGGGCATCGGCCGGCACCTCGAAAACGCGATTCGTGTCTACGTCATAATGGCCGCACAGGACTTGTCCGTGCGCATAGACGGGCCAACCCAACTCCGTCAACAAAACGCAGAATCTAATGTCGTGTCCCCACATGACCAATGGGATACTGTCATCCGAACCATCCGCGGGAATGTCGCGCTGATCGGCCCAAATTGGCTGGTCAGGATTCGCATCCATCCACGCCTTGATGGCCTCGACGCGCGCCAAAAGGCAGCCGGCGCCTCCACCCATGATCTGCGTAGGCCGCGCACCCGGACCCATTTCGATGTCCCATGCGGCGCCTTCTCCGTGGTTCTTGTACAGGAGTGGCTCGCACGGATCTTCGCGGGTAGTGTAGATGCCGGTTACAGCCCCAACTTCGGGGTGCTGTTCCATGAAATTGTGGAGTGTGTACAGTCCCAGTCGCGGAATGATAGTATCATCGTCGACGTAGAAAATGTACTTCGCACCCTGTCGAATGGCCTCCATCGTCATAATCTGGCGAGCATGCGGAGATCGCATTCCAGATTTGAAGGCGTAGGTCATCGCGACATTAAGGGGCGGAACCCAGTTCATATGCGATATGAAGAATACCGCGGGTACACTCGCCGGCACCGTAAAACCGGAATCCACTTTGTATTGTTTTTCACATTCTGGACACTGTAGCACGCTATCGTGCGCCTTACATCCCATGGGGATAGCGACCACAATATGGGGCTTTGTTGCCAGCTTAATGGACGACCTGCGCCCAATTACGTAATCCGGTTGTCCATCCAACACCATGTCACTATCGGTGATGTGAATGCGGTCGTCCACGATTTACTCCTTATGTGAATAAGGGGTGGGCTCATTTGCCGAACCCACCCCCATTCCGTATTACCGAAGTTTGGTAGTACCTTCGTAATCGGTCAGGTACCCCCAAATATGGACCTGCAAATTAGCAACTGCTTCCGAAGTGGCAGTTGCAACAGTAACAGTCAAACGCGCATTCTTACCGAGTTCTCCCTGCAGAAGACCAGTCGGGGTAAGAATAGTGGCAGCAAATCCACCCGCGGTAACCGCCAACGCTGTGGTAACCTGCACAGTTGTTACGAGCGCATCCGTGTCCGTAGCGTGACCTACAATAAGATCTGGGCTACCAGTCACACCAACAGCATTGACCATGATGTAGGTAACAACGGCCCCCTTATCGGTGGGCAATGCCATCACCCGAACACCCTCGGCGTCCACGAATAGCGGGTCAAACAGGACTACTTCGGCGTTTTTAACGGGACCGGAAAACCGGGTACCTTTCTGACGAACAGTTCCTGCCGCCATGATTACGCCCCCAGTCCGCCGACCACATTCCGCCAGTCCGCAGCACCCGCCGACAGCCGGTAGGTCATCTTGGACTTCAGATTGCCAGTCTCGAAATCGATGGTATGATCCGTGGCCGGCTGCATACGCCAGTACGCCAGCACGCGATGCTGGGCAGGAGGCGACATGACGAACCACGAGTCGTCATCGGTGAGGTACTTCGACATCACGATCTGGATGCCGAGGGGCGCCAGAGCGTTGGTCGCATTGTCGGCGGTGTTCGATCGAAGTTCCGACTTGAGGATCTCGTGCGCCAGCCACCGAAGCTGGACAGGAATCACGAGAACAGCCGGATTGCCCTCGATGGGCATGGACCGGTCGTCCACCATGGTATCGAACAGATTGATCGCAGTCTCGAGATTAGCAATCGAGAGATCGCCGGACACGAGATTGCTGGCCGTACCGCCACCGACCAGCACATGGCTGGCCGAGAACAGGTACGCGGCATCGGGCGTGGTCGTGGTGGCAAACCCACCATTAATCACGGACCAGATGTACCGCTCGATGGACACGTGCGCGGCACGTGCCAGCGGGGGACCAGCCGCAGTAATCGCGCCGTCGATGTCGTCATCGGCAGCCTCGAAACTGATCTGGAAGCCCTTGGAGTACGTGACGTGCGTGAACCGCTTGTCGAAGCCCTGCAACAGGGTATCGTAGAGGATCCCGCCGGCTTCCGTCTTGGTGGCGAACTCGCCAAAGCCGGTGATGCCGGTAACCTCTTCGTACGCACGGCTGGAATTACGAACATTGAACACCGAGGGATACGAGAGCCCCGGGGCGTTGAAGTTCTCGAACATGATCTCGTCAAGGAAGGCCAGACGCGACTGAAACAAGTCCGCAAATCTGGCACGCAGCATGATGGCACCAGCACTCATGACCAGTACCTACCTTTCAGGCTGTTAAGCCAAATTACGCAACCGTCAGGCTGCCGGAAGTAGTTTCGATATGCGTCATCTTGCCGAACTTGACCATATACTTTGCATACAAGCCAGTAACGTCATTAGAGACGGCCGGGTACACGCCGAGGAACTGGAAAATAGCCGCGGTTTCAGCCAACTTCTGCACAGGAATAGCCGCAGCACTGCTATCCATCATAAGTTTAGACTGCCCCGTGGTAGTGTCGCCAGCGCCTCCGACAATGAGGACCGGAGCAGTAAACTGACCAATGGCAGCCAGAATTTCCGCATCCGTATCGTATAGCACTGTACCTACGCTATCGCCCTGAAGCAAAAACACCTGATCCGGGTCGTCATAGACCAAAATCGTGCGCTTGGCGGTAGAAGTGGGTGAATAGTGCGCGGCTGCTCCGCGGATACTATGGGCCAAGACCGTAGTAACCGTGGAAATGAGAGCCACAACGCCAGTCTCGCTGCGCACAACAATATCACCTTCGTAGATGGTATTGGCGCTGGCCGGCACTACGTACTCGCCAACTCGCGGCGAATTGCCATTCGGCGCGTTAAGCGGCCGAAGCCCCATAGGGGCATTCACATTGTTAGCCATGAAAACTTCTTACTCCTGCGAGAGCATCTCCCGCGAACCCATAAGTTCGCCGTCAATTTCCCGCTGCGATTTGTCGCGGCCGGTACTTTGTTTGACGCCACCATCCCCAGTCAGCATAACCCCGCTGCGAATTGCGATCTGGCCACGCATGGCCGCACGCGCTTCCGCTTCGAGAGCACGTCTGGACTGCTCGAGTTGCCTCGCCAGCCACACGTCCTTGGGGATCCAGCACAACACTGAATCAGTACCACGCCGCACGTAATTATCCAGAACAGCACTACCCTGCATCTTGGCGGGCGGACCATCGATGTACGAGGACAAGGTCCGGCCGATTTCGTCGTCATACGAAACCGGGGACCAACCCCGCCATCCACGTTCCTGCCGGTACCGGGGATTCTTCCACGACAGTACCCTGTCCGGGGGATGTGCTTTGATCTGGTGCGGATTCCTACTGGTGAACGGATCTTTGAGCATCTGCACGCCGGCGTCGACAGACTCACCTTTGGCAATCTTCTCGGCAATCCGCTGGCGCATTTCGTCACGGAGAGTCCCAAGCTGGGACTGCAGGTCCAAATCACTGGCGGACGCCGGCGACTCGACCATCTGCAGTGCGGGGGGTGTCTCGGTTTTGGCCATGTTCTAACTCCTAACCGTTCGTCAACAGATGCGCATTGGCTTTGTAGGCCAACTTACCCTCACGAATGCGTACCATCTGTTCGGCGGTAAATTTGCCGCCGGGCATAGCTTCGCCCAGACGACGTGAAATCTTGTCCAATTCGGCCTCTTCCTCGGGGGACAACTTGGCGCTGGCATCGCCGGGCCCCGGAGCGTATTGATCGCGTCCATGTGCTAGCATGCCGCCACGATCATACACGGGGCGCGGTCCGTGAGTCTTGGGTGTAAGTCCGAGACCCAATCCCGCCTCATTTGCCGCGTTCAGAACTGCGCGCGGATCGGTTTCCGCAAGGTTGCCCATCTCGTCAAGTAGTCGATTCGTCATGACATACAAACGAGAGGTCTTGTCCCGCAATTCCGGCCAACGAGCCATAGCTGCCTCATTGGCGTCCTTCTCGAGTTGGTTGAATTTCTGCGTTCCCAGCTTCTTGTCCACCCCAGCAGAAATGCGCTCGTCCATCATGCGATTGGAGATCAACTCGTCCAACGCCACGAGGGCCTGCGACTGTTCCGCGGGAATCTGGGTGCGCATGGTACGCAGTTCCGCGATGGACATTTCGTCGAGATTCTTGGGGCCCGCCGGCACCGCCGGACGTGCCGCAACCGCTCCTTCAACCATCCCTTTGAGGCCGGCCAACTCGGCGCGAAGAGCCGCATTGGATTCCTCCATCTTGCGGATCAACTCGCCGCGAACTTCATCTGGGCCACGACCCTTACCGTCGGCCTTGTCACCCGGGCTGGGGGGAATGACGGGGGGCTGACCGGCCGGCGGCGTCACCGGCGGTACGCCTTCAATCGCTTTGTCTAGCACTGACATGGTCTCTCCTAGTCCGAATGACGCATCGGCGGCGTAACTCGGAGAGTGTTTGGGAAACTATCTGGACTTGCGTTTGTGCGCGGCTTTAGCAGCCGCCTCGGTTGGGTACTGCATATTCTGAAATGCTTTTTCAGCGACTCGGCGCTGGCCGGAGGTGTCACCCAACTTGAGGTTGGAATCAACGATATCCCTAGTAAACTCCGACGCGAAATCCATGTTCATCTTGACACCCTTACCAAGAAGTTCACGAATCTTCTTTTTAGCTTGGCTAGTATCCCTTGGCATGAAACTCCTACTCGTGCTCGTTGAGGAAATTGACCAAAGAAACTCTTCCGGCTAAAACCCCGGAGTCGTATCGAACCGCTTCAAGATTCTTACTGGCGGCCGAATGCACAACCACGACGTTCTGTTGCTGGACAAACCCAGTCAATTCCCGCATCAAGGCATGTCCCGCCTCAGACTGCAGAAAATCACGAACTTCGGACATTACTGAACCCCACCTTCGAGAGTGTTCAAATCTGCCGAGCCTCCGCCCATTGTGGCCGCATTTGACATGCCGGTCGGCACATTGTTGGCCATGCCCGGCTGCATCTGGCCTCCGGCTGCGAGAGTGGCCTGCATGCCCTGCAGATGCCCGCGTTTGTGTACCGCGTACACGCCCACGGCCTCTGGCGCCATTAGATCAAATTGAGCGGTCTTCTCGTATTCCTCCATGATTCGGAGATGGTCAGGGTGGTTGTCAGTAGGCAGAACCTCCAACGTGATTCCTTGGGACAGCGCCTGATTTTCCTGATTCTGAGCCATAGGAGGATGCGTGTAGGCGCCCTGTCCCGGCATTGCTGGCATCAGCCGGCTGATGTCCGTACCCTCGCCAAAGTTACGCAAGAAGTCTTCCAGCGCGTTTCTGCGAACCTGAGGATCGGTAGCGTAATCGGGGTGCGTCATCACCGTGGAATACCGAACCTGCGCGATGCTACGTAGAACTTCTCGGTTGGTGTTCACAGTATTACCCGCGAACTTGAACTGGAATCGTCCTCGGATCTGCGCAGGCGTTGTGCGCTTGGGTACAGGCTTCTGGGTCGAACCAGTCACGAAGTACCACTTCTCGTCCGGCATTTTCTTCTGGTACAAGCCGAAGAGTTGCTGGATCATTTCTGTCCAGCCGGTCAACTGCCAACGTGTGATTAGCACGTCAGTCTTGATGTTTCCTTCTGACAACATGGCCAGTGTACCGCGGGCGGTACGCGGGGCATTACGCACCTGCGGAGAACCCATGTTCATCGGGGACATCGTCACGCGATCTGCGAACAACAGCAGCGAATCAAGCGCGGACAAGTTAGCCAAAGGTTCCTGTTGGAACTTCGGAAAGATGATACCGTTGGGGTCGCTGACCGGAATACCTTGTCCCGGTTTGACCCCGTTCAGAACTTCTGGCGACACGGACATGGCCACTGGTGTGTAGAAGAAGAACGGGTTGTTAATCAATTCCTGCGAATTGTTGATGTGGTTGATGATGGTGTCAATCTCAATGGCCAAGGACGCCAAGTTCTCACCCAATCCAATGGCATCCCAACGTCCAGAAATAGGTTGGTACTTGAGAGTCGCAAAGGGCCGGCGTCCGTGCGGGAACTCCTCGTCCAGATATCTGGCGCTGGCGACTTTCTCCAGTGCGTAGGGACTCTGATAAATGACCTCAGTAGGTTCAGTTT